CTACGATTGCGCTCGTCAGACAGGCACAAATTGAGGGAGCTAAACAGGGCTATGAGATGGTAGCCAAACATCTGGCAAACGGGCAGGGTAAGGTCTCGAAGGCCCTGGGTAATGGCTGGAATACAAAACGGAGAATCGGCTAATGGCGGATATTTTTTATCCTCATGATTATCTGCCTATGCCTCAGCAGGAGGGCTATGGGTTCGCCCCTAATAGCCCTCTTGCGCGAACCACAATGACTTCAGGCAGGGCGCGTCAGCGCCGTCGTTATCTTTCAACGCCCACGAACGCCTCGATTACATGGACCTTTACCAATCAGGGGGCCGCTCAGTATTTCGAGTTGTGGTATCGATACATTCTGAAAGATGGCGTGAACTGGTTTTATATGAAACTGCAAACCCCGGCAGGAGTAGATACATATAAATGCCGCTTTACCGACATTTATCAGGGGCCGACGCTGATTCCTCCCCGTTACTGGAAATTTACGGCAACGCTGGAGCTTTGGGACAGGCCCACCATTGATAGTTCCTGGGGGGATTTCCCGGATTATATTGTCAATGCCGATATTATTGATCTGGCTCTGAATAGAGAGTGGCCTAAAAATGACGATTCTTAACAGACTATATGCCTCTGGCGGAGAGGATGTAATACTTGAAACGCTGGAAATAAATGTTGATGGCAACATCCACTGGTTGACAAGGGGATGGACCGATTTTACAGCAACGCTTGAGAATGGCGTTCAGCAGTCTTTTACTGCCTGTGGTATTGAAATCGCGCTACCTGCTCGCAATGCTGATGGAACTCAGGATCTAAATTTTGCCATATGCAACGTTGATGGCGTGATATCGAAGGCTGTTCGTGAAGCAATCGAGGGTGGTAAAAATGCATCGCTGACGTACCGGTGTTTCAGATCATCAGATCGTTCAGCTCCGGCAGAGCGACCGTTTACCATGGCGATAAAATCTGGTTATTGGACCGCAATTGAGGTCCAGTTTACTGCCGGTTATATGAATGTTTTAGACACAGCATGGCCGCGTGCCCGTTACACACTGCCGGAATATCCTGGACTAAGATATATTTCATAATCAGCAGTTAAATACGTTTCTCAATCACTCACTGATTCATTCCTTCATTACTTCCCTCTTGCAGTTTTTCGTTCAAGTCTACTTCTGAAAGTTTAGAAATAAAATTAACGGCTGAAGTAATTATTTATAAAGGTTTTGTGTGAATTCAATCGATAAATATAGCTCTGTTGTATGGGTAAAGGGTGGCCGAGTTTATCCTCAACTGGATTGTTTTGGGGTTATTAATGAAATACGGCGGGATTTAGGTATGTCGCCGTGGCCTGATTTTGCAGGTGTAACCAAAGACGATAACGGGCTGGATCGTGAGGCCCGAAAAGCGATGCAGAAGCTGGAAAGATGTGAACCGCAAGAAGGGGCGGGTGTTGCCTGTTATTCGGGGCATCTGGTGACTCATGTGGCTATTGTCGTGAAGCTAAACGGGATGCTGTATGTGGCCGAGTGTAATCCCGGATCAAATGTTACGTTTCTTCCGTTAAGCCGATTCAAAAGGCGATTTCTGAAAGTGGAGTTCTGGCGATGACGATCAGAATATACCCGTCGAGGCTACCTGGTGAACCGCTGGAGACCCATCGGCACAAAGATACTACATTGCATGATTGGCTTACTGAAAATGTTGAGGGCTATGAATCATGCGCTCAGCAGCCAATTGCTGCTGAGGTTAATGGAGTATTGATTAAAGCTGATCAGTGGCAGGATACCGCGATCCTTTCAAATGATGAAGTAAGGCTATACCCCGTGCCGCAAGGTGCAGTTGCTTTGGCCTGGATAGCTGTTGCCGTAGCCGTTGCTTCTGCGGCTTACGCCATCTTTGCCATGCAAGGACTCGATGCTTCAAATCAGAGCATTGGTTCGGGATCTGCTCTGGATCTAAATCCTGCTAAAGCCAATTCTGCTTCTTTAGGCGATCCAATCCGAGAGGTTTTCGGAAAATATCGAATTTACCCTGATTACGTGGTTCCACCTGTTGGAAGATTTGATAAGAATGACCCTGAGAAATACATAAATTCAATGTTTGTGTGTTTAGGCGTAGGAAAATTTGCTCTGACAGAGGGTGATATCAGGGTGGGTGCCACACCGGTTGCGTCACTGGGGGATGATTTTAATTATAAACTTTACGCTCCCGGTGAGGATGTTAGTGGGGATGAGCGTACTGAGGTCTGGTACAACTCAACCGAGGTTGGCGGAACCACCAGTGGCAGCGGTCTGGACATGGGGACGACTGCACCACAGACAGACGATATTCTGGCTGGTTCGGTAACCGTAGCGAGAGGCTCGGCCACTTTTAATGATCTGGAAACTGAGGCAACAGGCGGTAAGACCTCAAACGAACACAAATTGCCTGATAGTTGGGTTGTAGGATCAACAATCACATTTACAGTTCCTGATACCTACAATGTCTCTAAAAGCGGCCTTTATAGCGTAATCAGCGGCAATAGCCTGGCTGAGATAGCACCTTATATCGGTATGCCAGTTTCACTGGTTTATAACAGCATTACGCATTCATTATTCGTGGCGAGCTACACGCCTGCAGAGGCGGATATAGAGGCATCAATAACGCTCGCATACGATAGCGCCGCAGGCACAGCGTTCTCAGGTATAGCAGAAGGTGCTCAACGCCTCTCTATCAGCCATTTAAATAGCGAGTACAGGTTGTTATTGGTTGATGGGGCTACGGTTGGCCTGGCACGCCTCGTTAATGGCGTTAAAGACGATACGTGGCCGGGGTTCAATGTGCGCACATCCTTAGATTTTCAGGCAAGCGGCATTAATGATAATGAATCATGGTTAGGGCCGTTTTTAGCCTGCCCTGAAAATGAAACCACTGATTGTTTTGAGGTGAATTTTGCATTCACCTCTGGAATATGCGGTTTCAATGATCAAGGTAAGAAAAAGTATCTTCAGGTCATTCTCGAGTTGCAATACCGCGTATACGGCTCTGGACAGGGCTGGACCACAAAAGTGTTTAGATATGGCAATAAATCAATAAATGGCCTGGGCTATACAGAGAGGATCATGGCAACCAGTCGGGGCTTGATTGAGGTCCGATGCAGACGAGCTAACGAGCAAGGAAAAGACAACGCGCGTGATAGCGCATTCTGGCAGGCGTTACGCTCTCGCTTAGGCAGCAGGCCATCACGTTATGCTGGTGTCACAACAATGGCCGTAGATGTTGTTACCGGCGGTAAACTGGCAGCTCAATCAGACCGGCGAATAAACATGGTTGCAACGCGGCAATATGATCGAGGGGTTGCCAGAACAATATCGGGTGCGCTCTATCACGTTCTGGATGGGTTAGGTATCGCTGCAGATGAGGAGGCGATAAATGAACTCGAAAAAACCTACTGGACACCACGGAGGGAGTTCTTTGATTTTAGTGCTGACTCTGAAGGCGCTTCAGCGCTGGATATTCTTCAAAAAATCACCTACGCAGGAATGGGATATTTTTTATTGTCCGATGGATTAGCCTCTGCGGGGCGAGAGGGCATTAAGCCGTGGACGGGGGCAATTACTCCTCAGGAAACCTCTGATGAATTAAAAACGACATTTACGCTGCCATCACAGGATGACTATGACGGCGTTAATGTCACATACATCAATAGCGACACGTGGTCTGAGGAGACTGTGCATTGCCGCCATCTTGGCAATCCAACCCCCCTAAAAATTGAGAGTTTCACGTTGGATGGGGTAATCAACAGGCACACTGCCTATCGAATCGGAATGCGGCGATTGATGGGCTATAGATATCAAAAACTATTGCATAGCACGTCAACTGAGATGGATGCGCTCTGTTATCAGTATATGGACCGCATAATACTCACTGATGATATTCCTGGGCATGAAACGCTCAGCTGCCTGATCCTGTCTGCTCGGCTAAACGGCAACTCATTGATCCTTTCGCTGAGCGAGAGTCCAGACTGGAGCTTTAAAAACCCACGCTGTTTGATACGGCTGCAGGATGGATCTGCAACAGGTATTTTGGTGCCGACTCAGGTGGATGAATTTAGTCTGGCAATCACAAATTCTCCATCTCTGATGTTTGATGAATGGGTAATGGACGATCCCGCAGTCGAACCACCCAGGCTGATTTTTTGCAGCTCCGAACGCATGGGCTACGACGCCCTCATAACTGAAATCGTTCCTGCATCGGACGGCACCTGCGAGCTGTCTGCCAGGCAATATTCTCCCCTAAAATATCAGTATGACGACGCTAAATACCCTGGCGACGTTTCCTAATTAAACCCGCTTCGGCGGGTTTTTTTTGAGGCAAAAATGACGACTTACAACACCCGTAATCCGCTGGGCTCTTCCGCGGCTAAAGATTTGTATGACAACGCACAAAACCTCGATCATTTTGTTAATGATTTAGATCAGGTGGAATGGGCCGACCGATTTGGCGTGTTGCGTAAAACCTGGTGGGGAATGGAAACCGATTTCCAGAACCAGATGGAAGACCAGGAACACCGATTTGTTGTCCAGCTCGATAGTCAGGCCGACCGGTTCAACATTTTTATTCAGAATTCTGGATATTCAGTTGTCGGTGACTATGAGGATGGACCGCTCACAATTGATGAGTACAACCAAATCATCCGGTATCAGGGCGAGTTTTATAAGCTGACCGCCTCTACAGATATTCCATGGACAACTACAGGCAACGATGCAACATCATGGGTTGCAGACTCAGCGCACCTTGTAGCGATCGGGGATGCTGCGCTGCGACAGGAAATCACTGGCAATGACGGTTTAAAGCTGATCGGGCAGTGTGCTGATATCGGCACACTACGTTCAACTGAGCCGGAAATGGATGGCCAGAGAATTTTTGTCAGGGAATATGCTATTCGTACCGGAAAAGGCGGCGGAACCTTTGTCTATTGGGAGGATGATACAACGTCTGCAGACGATGGCGGTTACATCATAGTAACTAAAGGGGGCAAACGCTGGCGCCGCGATTGCACCGCTGAAATGCTGAACGTAACACACTATGGCGCGGTAATGGACGGCGTGACAGACGACATGCCCGCCGTGAAACGCATGTATAACGGTATGCTCGCGCAGACAGGCAACTCAATAGGAGTGCGAACGCCTGCCGGTGATATTGCCCTTAGTTCGACTTTTGATCTTTCAGGTGAGGCTGAACAGGGCTTATTCAGGTTCCGTGGCCCTGACGTTGAGTATGGTACCGTGCCACTAACTCGTATTCATTTCATTGATAAAACCTCCGTCACGCCAGTTTTTCAGGTCAACGCGCGCCGGATGGAGATTAGTGGTCTGCATTTCATTGGGGAGGGTACAGTTACCCCGTTTTATAAAAACGTCTGTACAGCTGGACAGTACATCCGCGTCAAATCAATCCGCTGCAATGGTAATGGCGGATTAGTTTTCGATGTTCAGGACACCATTGATACTAAATTTGACCAGATATACTGCTCGAAACTATCAGGTGGATTTCTGCAGTCGCTTTGGTCCAACACTCAAAAGGCGGGTTGGAACCACTCTACGGCGATTGAGATTTCAAACTCGAATTTCTCCAGCAATACCACAGTTGATGTGCTGCGTTTGATCCGCTGCGGCCAGAGTATTA